AGTAAGTTTTTTATTTCCTGAAAATCAGACCAATTCCTACATTGTTTTTTATCTCTTCTCTTAATAGAAAGATAATCTATTTTACCTTTAAAATTTTCTTCCCAAACATCAGTAACTTGTTTTGCTGTTTGATGTTGAACTTCATAGGTATCATTAATGTATCGGTCTCCTCTCATAATATATTCAAGAGTTGCTTTTGCTTGTTTCCAAGTTAATCTATTTTGTTTTCCTAAAGTCTCGCTTTGATTTTGAATTAACTTTATTCTTTCCTTAACAGGAATATCATTAAAGTTTGAAGTATTTGCTTTAACGAATGGTTGCATTTTTTTTCTCCGTGTTTTTAAGTTGTTGTAAAACCTCTTTCATATAAGAAGTTTTATTTAGTTTTTTCCAATGCTTAGATAACTTTTTAAAAGTTGTACTCCATTGGTCAGTAGCTTTATCAAAGTTAGCTAAAGCATCTTTTAAATAACTATACTTAGTTCTTTCATTGAGATTTTTAGCATAGCTATTTTGTATTTTATATTGTTTGTGTTCTCCGTCATAATGAGCAACACAATGATAATACTTATTAGATTTTTTTATAAAAAATGGGTAAGTCCCACAATCAATTAGTTTATACATATTTTTTCTCCTATAACCAATGCGGCACTAAAAATAGTATCGCATTAATAAATAATATTAAAACAAATAACCAACTAGGCATTATAAATCTCCTTAGCTTTATTTCTTAAATCATAAGATGTTTTAGAAATAGTATTTTTAACTTGCTCTGATTTTTTTGCTAAAGCATTTACAAATGATTTTCTTTCAAAATGCTTTTCATATTTGCAACTAAAATCAAAAGCATCAATAAGTGGGTCAAAATAATTTTTTTGATTTTCTCTATAAGATGCTAATACAGTAATTGTGTTAGCTAAGTTTTTTTTAAAATAATTCATATTTTTTTCTCCTAAGTTATGGCGGCTCATTATTGAGCCACCCATAATGTTGCTTCATCTTCCCAATCAAATTCAATACCAGCTTTTTTAAAAGCACCAAAAAAAATTGAATCAAATTTAGATGAATAAAATTCAGATGATGGGTGTAAATATTGCCATGATGGTTTACCATCTAAAGAAATTTTATAACCATCTTGATCTTTCCAAAAAGAAAAATAACATTCGTTAAGTTTAGGTGTATCTAATTTTTCTATGCCACAAGAACTATTATATTCTTTTTCATCTTCTTCAGATACTTTAGTTTTAGTTCCTTTGTAAACAATGTAAGTATCCCAATTTCCCCACTCTTCACAATAAACATCATATTTATCATTTATTTTTTTGTCATAAATTTTAAACTCATCTGAAGTTTGACTAAAAATATTAGTATATTTTTGTGTTGCATTTTCATTACCATTTTTTGCAACAGCTTTATTGTTAGACCATTCAGTAACAACTTGTTTAAGTATTTTTTCTATAGTTTTAATATTCATTTTTTTCTCCATTGTTTATATATATACATATAGTTATATTATTAACATTTTCAATACATAAATGAACATTTATTAACATTTATTTATTTATTTGCATATTTTCGCTATTTGTTCTATTTGTTGAGAGTAATATTTTTCATAAATATTCCTTCCGATAGGGTGGTTGTTAATTTTTTTGCATTTTTTTCTCCAATTAAAATACTTTAAGAAACACCACCCTTTTGCTATATTTAGTATGTGAAAGAGTCAGATATACAAATAGATGTAGTAGATTGGTTTAAATCTAAGCAATCAGAATATAGGTTTAGAATATTCTCTGTACCCAATGAAGGTCAAAGAAAAGTCTGGTTTCTTAACAAATTAGTAAAAATGGGTCTAAAGTCTGGTGTTCCTGACTTAATACTTGAGTTTCCTGAGGGTCGTATGGTTTATCTTGAGATCAAAGCTGAAAAGGGAAAGCTATCAGAAACACAGCAAAATTGGTTAAAAGTGTCAAAAGTCTTTCATACACCACATTTCATCATAAAAGGGTCTGTAGAGGCAAATATGGACGTTTTAGAGGGTGTTCTAGCTTTGTTCCCAGATGCCAAGATTAAAGCTGAAAAAAGTCCTTTACCACCCCTAGAGGTATAACATTCCTATCTCCATAACTCCCATCAAGTGAGTAACTAGAAAAAGTATATAGATTGTTCTTATCTTGTTTAAAAATAAAAGCATAAGTTATTATTTCTGCTGGTTTCATCTTTAGGAATTCGTCAGAACTTTCAAGGGTAGAATTACCTACAATATCATTCCAAATAATTTTATGAAGATTATAGTGTTTATTATCTACAACTATTTTATTTACGTTTTTTCTTTTTTCTTCTTTTTTTTGCACTTCGTTTCTTACGCATTGGTCTTTTGTTCATCAAAACAGCAAGTGTTGATGTTGTCGTAATTCCACTCATTTTCCTACCTGTCTTTGTGCTTTTCTGTGTGCTGAGGAAAAAGTTGCACCTTTTTTCATAAGTCTAGCCATTAACCTCATATGTTTTAATGAATGATGTCTTGCGTGACTATTCATTGTTTTTTTCTGTCTAGGTTTTAGGTCTTTGACAATATTTTTTATTGATGCAACTTTAACCATTATTTCTTTTTCTTTTTCTTTTTCTTCTTCTTTTTTTTCATGGGTTTAGAAGAATATCCATATCCAACACCTTTAGGCATATTATTTTCCTTTCTTCTTCTTCTTTTTCTTTTTCATTATTGCTTTTTGTAAAGCCATTGGCAATTTCTTTTGTTTTTTAGTAAGTTTCATATCTACCTCTAATGTAAAATGTAGTTATGAACAGCTATTGTTATTAAAACAATAATTATTGCCTGAACCCACCATTTTAAACTTACGAATGAGTCCCACCATTTTTCTATGCGTTGTTTCATTTTGCAACTCCTTTTGTTTTTTCAAATGTGCGCAAAGCGCCCATTCCTAATAAAGACATGACAAGAGGCATTAACGTCCCCATATCAAGCTCAGGAATATTTAGCACTTCGTATTGAAATAGACCACAAATAAATAAAATAAATTTACTTAATACAAACTCCCAAAAAATTGCAAGAGCGCAGGAAAATCCTATCAATGGGCGCCAAGATTGAGCATCAGCCAAGTTTATAGACATTTGTTTTTCTTTTAACTTTGCATCTATCTCTTGCATTTGTAGTTTAAGTTTTTCTTTTTCCTCACCTGAGAAATGCAAATCATCAATTACTGTTCCAACAGTTTTTAATGTATCTCCACCAAATATTTTACCTAGAACCATTATAGTCTCCCTTCTTCTCTTAATTTATCACTTATTCTTTTCATTTTTGCACTTAAATCCTCATGTTGATATTTTTTTCTTGTTTCCAATATGAATTGCTTTTCCTCATAGGTAGTAATTCTTTTTCTACATTTTCTCAGGTCAATTCTTTCATCTTCTCGCTGAGTCTCATGGCTCTGTTTGGTGTCTGTTTTGCCCATCTACTATCTTCCATTTCAAATCCAGCATTAACATAATCCTTTTTTCGCAAACAATCAAACATTCGCTGGAACTTCATAACCTTTGGTTTTCCAAGTTGGAAACACATATGTATTAATATTTCTACAGCTTTTTCATTTACATCTAAGTCTTTAGTTAAAGATAATGCGTCCTGATATGCTATTTGAAAGTCATACTCAAAAATTCTTGTAAGTTCTTTTGAGTCATAAACAATTCCTTCTTTAAAACTATCTGTTGGTTTAACTAAATGTCCATAACCTATAGTAGCAAATCCTAAAGTATCTTTATAAATTTTATTTCTATAACCCTCTTCTTCTTTTATTTCTTCTTTAATTAATTCTAAATTCATGTTTTACCTCTTCTTCTAATTCGTTTTGTAGTGATTTTAGTTTTTCTAAGTACACTATTGCGTCCCATAATTCTTCCTGAGCATCATCAACCCAAGCAACAAAAGATTTTTTACTATGAGCCATAGTGCTACCATATTTTTTTATACCATCATCAGCTCTCTGACTCATTCGTTTCATTATCTTTTTTATCATTTTGTCCTTTGTCATATTTCTCCTTTAGTTCTATCATAGATATAAAATTATGTCCTTGTATATGACCATCAGCTAACATTAATTGGCTAACTCCATAACTCCAGCCATTTGCACTATTTTTAGCATAGTTTTCTAAATGTCCATAATCCATACAAGTTCCTACATTCACAATTTTAACATAGTTTCCTCTCCCTAGTTTTGATGCTCTCCATGATCTTTCTCTATGACTATGACCATATACAATGTCATGTGTTGCACCATTTGAGACCTGACTTGCCTCAGCCATTTTTCCCCCAATCTCTCTCCCCATTTCATTAAGAGGTACATGAACAAAAGCTACTCCTTTAATAAAATGAAATTCTCCATACTCGGATATACCCCAACCATCTTTTCTAAATAATGTTTCATATTGCTGTGAAAATGCACCTACAACTTCCTTATGCTCATCTTCATACTTGTATAATCTCATCTCATGGTTTCCTAAGCAGTAATGCTTTATTGGGTTCACATTTCCCATACCTTCATATAATAATTTTAAACCATCTTTAGTTGCATTGATGTCTGAAAGAATAGGTGGTTTTTTTGAGCCTTTTACTGTCCAATTTTTATCAAAACTACTACAACTGTCAAAACTACAAAAGTCCCCAATACAAACAAGATAATCAGGGTTGTATTCTTCTATCTGTTTACCTATCCAATAAAACCTAGATAAATCTTCCTCTGGGGAAATATGAGCATCAGGAATAACAAAAACTTTAGTAGGGTCGCTAAATGTAGTTCTTTGTGCTGGTATTCTAATTATTGGTTTTTTATATTCTTCAATTATTATTTCTGATTTAACTTCTTTGTATCTATGCCACTCAATAGTCCAATGTGAACTATCAAGAGCAAGTTTTTCTATTTTATCAATTTTTCTATTAAGAGTAGTTCTGGGTATATCTAATATATCTTCAACTATTTTTTTTGCACCTGTAGGATTATTAATACCACCTTTACCCAATGGTGGATAACCTTTATCTAATGCCTCATGTAATTTTTCTTGAATGAGCTTTAATTCGTCCCATTCTTTATCGTCCATGTTAGCTAAACATTCTTAACACCCAAGCCAAAAATTGTGTCAAAACCATAAAACCAATAGTCCATAAAACATAATTCAATGTATTAATCTTCTTATCAAGATGTGCTAAATGATTATTTTCTAAAACATCTAGTTTATTATAGATGTCTAAAAGTTGTTCTCTTGTAGTCTTAGGTGTTAATTTCGCCATTTGGTTTACATATCATTATTAAAGATATTCCTCTGTCTTTTAATTGTTGATTTAATTCTAACACAATACTGTCCACAGCATTATCACAACTTTTAAAATTATCAAACTCTAATGGTAATGTGCCATTAATAGTACACATAGGATTGATTGATAAACCAAGCACACACATAATTGTATAAATAGACCACATCTAACCTTGTCTATTGTATTTTTTCCATGACTTCAATTTATGTTTATTTTTTGGTTTAGACCTTGAGGAATTACCAATGCTTGTTCTTTTCTTTACTTTATCAAAGATAGTTTTACCTGTATCTAATCTTTTAACCATTTAATTGACTAAGAGGATTTTCCAATGCAAGTTTTATTCTTTTTTCTATTTTCTCTTCTAGCTCATTCATGGCTGATTGAATCTTATCCTCTAATTCTTTCATGCGTTCCGTCATGTCCTTCATGGTATATTTTAAATCTTCACTATTTTGTCTTTGGTCAACCTTAACTTGTTGTTCTACATCATTAACAATTTTTTCTATTCTTCTTACATCTTGTCTTAAATCATTTTTAAGTTCGTTAGCTACATCAGAAACTAACTGAATTTCTTGCATAATCATTGATATTTCTTGCTGTAACACATCAGATTTTTGTGAAACTAATTCTAATCTCTTATCAAAGCCTGATAAATCTGGTGCTGAATAACTTTCTATTTTATCTTTCATGTTAAGATAATCTTTGTAAAACTCAAAGCCACCCCACATAGCACCAATCAAAGTAGTAAGAGCAGTAATAATAACTACTATTTTCCCACCTTTAAATTTTATACCAGCAAATTCTAATTCTGCCATTGACTCTCTATTATTTCGTTCATTAATCCATCACTCCCTACAAACAAGAAGTAACTAGCTAAATCATTATCATTTATTATTGTATCAGGTAAACTATTATCTGTAAAAAAACCTAATGTGTCATTAAGTTGTTGCTGATCTTCAAAAAAACTCTTAGAATTGCCTAATACTTGCATAACAATCAAGGTTTTAGTTTGTGAAACACTATCATATTTCTTTTTATCATCTATTTTTTTCAAAATCTTTTTTGCGGCTTTTTCTTTAGATGATACTTTTTTTTCTTGTTGAGGTTCTTCTTGTTCCTCTTCTTTATCTGCTATTTGTTTTGGTTCTTCTTTTTCAGTTTCTTTTACTTCTAATTCATTTTCTTTATCGGTTTCTTCTTGTTGCACTTCCTCTTGTTGCTGTTCTGGTTCTTCTATATCTTCTACTACCTCAACCTCTTCTACTGTTTCTTCTATTGTAGTTTCTAATTCAGCCTCTATTTCCATTTCAATCTCTGCTACATCAACCTCAATTTCTAAAACTTCAATTTCTGCAATTTCAATTTCTACAGTTTCATATGTAGGCTCATCAATAGCAATAGGCTCAAAAGCTAAACCATCATCAGTTTGTATTGGTTCATTAGTATTAAAAATATTTTCAACAACATCTATAATTTCTTCAGGTGCATCAGTATTTAAAGCAATAAACATTTCTACTGAGGTTATTGACTGTGTTATTATTGTGCTAATTGTGTTGTAAAAAACATCTATTCTTACTGAGTCAAAAAGCACCCCTACAGAAATCCCTATATCTCTTCCACCTACCTCAACAATTATAGTTGTAAGATTGCCACCAAAATCAAAAGTGTTTTCATAGATTTGAAAGCCTGATGTAGTCCCACTAGCACTTAATATATCTGTACCTGAAAAAATATCACTAGAACCATCTTTACCTGTTATGTGCATATAAACTGAGTCTTGAGGGTCTTGTTTATCTACTTCAATAGAATATTTTACTTCTCCACCATATTTTATATTTAGTTCTGAAATATCTACAGTTTGAATAAAAGTAGTTCCCATACCATCAACTCCCATAGTAGAAGTAGAGTTACCTGAACCTGTTATTTCAGCACATTTATCTGTTCCAAGATTATTACAATAAGAGCCTGATCTCATACTAGCCGGACCTTGACCACCCCAATCAATATTCATTTCTCCATCTTTTGAAGATGTTACAAAATCATTATCACTATCTAAAATGTTTCCTGACTCTTCATTAGTTACTGTAGTTGTTGTTGTTGTTGTTTCAGTAGTTGTCGTGGTTGTTATGCCACCATTCTCAAATTCTATTGTTTCAGTAATAACTTCATCTATTATTTCTTCTATTGTAGGGGTACATAATCCTGTTGTATCGGTAGAGCAATCTACAGCTTTACTAGAAAAGGATAGGAATACCGATATACATAGCCATACCCATAATAACAAATTTTTCAAAATCATTTAAGTCTCTTACAGTTTTTTCTTTTTCTATAAATATTTCTTCCTCATCTAATAAAAAACTTCCTTCAGGTATCAAGTGTTTATTTATAAGCCACTCGTTTTTAGCCTCTTCTCCTATCTTTCCATTTATAGGTGGATAAGTTCCAGCACTCCACATAGCATCAAACACTCTGTAGTCTTGCGTTAATAAACTTACAGCCGCAACTTTCATTCCAAAAGCATATAGTTGCCTTGATAATTTTATTCTTTCACAATTCTCATCTCTTATTGTAACACCTGTAGCTAAACCTAAAACATTATTTTGAATACTTGCACTAGCCGCACTTTTGCAAACATCAGAATTATTTACAACAACTGATGGTGCATTAGCTGTACTTGGGGTTGATTGAATTACTGTAGAACTTACTGTGTTTGTCTCAGCGCTTAATGCTGAGTTCATCATACTGTTTAAAAAAAATATTAATATAGTTGCTAATACTGTTCCTATAATTAATGGATTTCTCATTCACTATGTTTTAGGATATTTTGATTTAACAGCTTTACAATCATCAATGTATTTTTGTTTTTGTGTATCATCACCTTTTACAATAGCGTCTAAATAATCTTCCATTGGTGGATATTCTGCTTTTCTTTTTCTTGCATATTCTTGTGCATCATATTCTGCTTGAAGTCTTATGACTTCTGCATCTATTTCTGATTTACTAGGTTCTGTTTGTTCAGTATCATGCCACTCTATTTTATCTCCACGAACTGCAAATTGAGATTTAGGTCTTAAACTTTGTAAAGCATCTGAAATTCTAATCATGCTGATATCTCCATAAGCATAAGTCTTGAAGGAATGTCATTAGCATTAAAAAGAACATTTTTATTACTAGATGTGTTTACTTGTATCTTGTAAGTAGTTGCTGAAGTAGTTGAAATTCCTGTATCTAAATAATTAAATGAGGGTGCATTTCTTTCATTTACATAATCACCAAATACATAATAAGGTCTTACTGTTGACCAAATATTAGTAGAACCTCTTACTAATCTAGTCCCAAATCCATTTGAAGAAGCCATTAACCTACCATGTATATTCCAAAAAACAAGTACCTTACTTGAAGTAGCTGAGGGTGTAATAGACGCACTTAAACCAACATCAGTAAATGTTTCAGTTGATAAATCTAATTCTGTTACATCTTCTGCTGTAACAATCTGCAAAAGTTTTCCACCACCAGCTCCAGAAACAGTACCAGAAAAGGCAAAAGTATCTGCTAAATTAATTCCTC